CTTCCGATCTCAGTGTCCGCCGTTGTGGTCATGATGGTGAAATACGTTCCCAACGGTTGCGGCCCGCAGGGGATCGTGTCGGCAGGATCTCCGATCAGCTCAAAGGGTTTGTTCTCTTGGCGGCTCACTCGCGTCATGCGATCTCCGGCGAGTTCACCATCAAAGCCGTCAAGCCCGTCTGCGTTGTCCTGTTGGTTGGCTGCGGTGAACAGTGCGCCATCGGAGTAGTACGCGAAATGGCTGAAGCTCCAGCCGGCGTTGTTGGCGTTTCCGAACACTCGCCAAGTTGTTGGTACCGGCACGACCGTTGTCGCACCCGTGCCCGGTGTTGTACCGACAGCAACTGGCAGATGATCGGGCGTGTACGCACCGAACTGGACGGCTACGGAACTACCCGGTGTCGGATTGTAGAGATTGAATCCAATGATGATAGGCCGGTCGTACAAGAATGTATTGGAACCAAAGTCGATGGGCACAGCTCCGGAGAGTCCTGCTCCGGTGCGATCACCGGCCTGGCAAAACAGTGTCGATGCCGAGTCATCCCACCAGATTTGAAATTTGACGATGTTGTCCCCGCCGGTGTTGGCGACGAGAATTTCAGCCATCACCGCATCAGCGGACATCGTTGATGGAATAACTGCCATGAACTGTGTTTGGAAAATTCGCCTACCGGTGCCATCCTCCGCTATGGGATCCGGCGGGAAGACTCCGGAGATCATCCCCCCGTTGTTCAGGATGGGCACAGCCGACGAGCCGAAGGGACCGCTGAAGGTGTAGCCGGCTGGATTGACATCGCCGGTGACGATGGCCGGACCACCATCGCGCAGATTACCGAGTCGGGTACTGCCTGCGCCATCTTCCATTGGCCAGTGCGCACGCGGCACAATATCTGCGTCCGCCGCGATACCGTCCATGGCTGCGGTGAGCGCCGATTGCACAGTCTGTGTGCCTGACTGAAGTCGCTGTCCAAGGCCGGCAGCGGTGACCGGTACGCTCTTAAATTGGCCGGTGCTGTCGCGTACCGGACTGAAGCTCGGGATCTCACCCCAAAATCGGTACTCGTTGATCTCGAAGCCATCGAACTGCGCAACAGGGTTGGTGTTTGTGTTTCCGGACTCGCGACGCGAGAGCAAGCCTGCCTTCAGGATGGACGCGAACGGGATTGCCGTATCACGCAACCGGGTGGAGATCATCCAAACACCCGGCATGTCGGTGCCATTCTGCCACGCCATCGCGCGCAGGAATCCGTTTGTGTGCCACTGGAGACGCATCCAATACGAAATCCCCACATCGTAGGTTCCGGCGGTTACGCCGGCCAACGCATCGGGATGAAGGTTGGTGTCAACACCTCCGATGCTCTTGCGGAGCTGCAATTGCGCGGTTCCATCAGTATTCCATGCCATACGCGCGTAGTAGTAATTGCTGGAGTCGGTTCCGATGGCCATCCGACTAGTCATAGCCGCACCGGTAGCTACGGCAGAGACGAGCACTCGCACAGTTACGTCAAGTGGTGCTCGCGTCGGTGTGATGAAGCTAGCTCGCGTAACGTTGGCGGAGGTGAGAGTATGCGTTCCGACGCTGCCGTTGCTTGCGTAGTCGCTGGCTGCTCCGCCGGTGTTAGTCCAAGCGAAGTTTCCAGTGCTCGTGTTTGGCCACGACGAGGAAGTGACCACGTTGAACAATGCTTGTACGGGCATCAAGCGGTGCCGTACCTGCGTATTACGACCAAGCAGGCCGTAGTATGCCGATGTCGGGTTGCGTCCGTACAGATCATTATTCGGGTTTTTGAACGTCCAGTTAGCGTTAGTAGGTGCGACCCGTTCTCCCCACGTGAGCGGCCGGCGAGATATTCGGATACCTTGGCCGTTGTCGCGTTCGATCAAGTCGGTAACGTCCGTCCAGTCACCAACCAGTATTTCAGAAACTAGGGGCTGCAATGTCTCTGCCATGTCATCTCTTCAGGTAGGTTGCCGGATCGTTGCCGCCTTCTGTGCCAACCTTGAATCGGATCGCCTCAATGAGCGCGTCCGCCAAGGCAACACCGGTGTTGCGCGGCATGATGACTTCCAGTTGTACCTTCTGCGGAGCGCCCATGCCGGCAAGCATCGCCTCAGATGCTCCACGCGGCAGGATCGTTGTACCCGAGGGCAACTGTGCGACTTCTTCTCCGGGGTTGTAGGTCTGTCCACCGCCACCGATGAAACCGCCCGCAGCGTGGCCGCTGTAGCCGCCCGAGCCTCCACGGGTAATCGGGTTGCCCTCTGCGTCGAAGTGGATTGACTTCGGACCCTTGATCGTGACGGTAAGGTTGGCTGTTGCGTTGTAGACACCCGCGAATTTGTCGCCGGCCTTCTTGGCGGCAATGAATTGCTTTTCAATGTCGTTGATCTGACTTTCGGTCAGCTTGCCGGCCTTCAGCACCGCACGCAAGGCAGGGTCAAGTTTGCCGGTGAACGACTGACCAACCGTGGTTGCCGCCGAGCCCATGTCAAGCACCGCAGCCGCCAAATCCAATTCGGCATCGCGAGCTTCAGCGCTCTTGCGCCCGTGCTCTTTGACAGCTTCCGTATATTCCTTCTGCTTGTCGCGCACGGTTTGCTGAGCGTGCACCAGCTTGGCAATCGGATCGAACATGTCTTGAATGTGCTTGGCCTGCTGCACCATCGCGTCAATCTGGTCTTGGATAGACGTGGTGTTTTTCACGTTGGCTTGCGTGTCGGTCTTGGTCGCGTCGGTTTTGCGTTCCTGCGACTTGGCAGCCGCGTCGGTGTCGCTGATCATCTGCTGAACCTGCTGATTGAATTTCTGTTGTTTGACCGCAGCCTCATCCGAGTTCTTGTTGAGGTTGACTGTCTTCAGGTTCAGCTCTTCACGCGCCCGAGCGTCACCAAGGATCGCGGAGGTCAGCGTTTCGGTGTTAACGCCAAGCTCGCGACCGATCTTCAAAAGCCCTTCTTCTTCGAGCCTTTGTGCGATGACGGCTCGGTTGCTCTCATCCAGTGCGCCCTTCTGGAAGTCGAGTGCATCGGCTAGAGCCTTGACGCGGTTTGCTGCCTCGGTCTGCGACATCGTGAACGCGGCGATGAGTGCGATGGCACCGCCGATGGCAAGCCCCCATGGTCCGGCAATGAATGCCTTGGTGCTTTGCATAGTAATGCCGAGTTCTTTCGTAGCCGTCTTTACCGCGATGATCTTAGGTGCAAGGATGGCATAGCCGGCAGCCGCACCAGCGATGACCGTAATGGATTCCTGAATCGGCTTGGGGAGTTCACCGAAGGCTTGTGCCAAGTTTCCGATGGCACTTGCGGCGGATGCGTAGATCGGAAGCAAGCCCTGCCCGAGCTTGGCTTTCGCGTTCTCGATTTCCGCGTTAGCCACCTGCTGCTTATGAGAGGCGGTGTCCGTCTCGCGGTTGAACTGTCCCAAGGCATCCGATGCCTGATCCATGATCAGCGCGTAGGTAGCTTGAGCCTTGGCCGCGTCGCTGACTTCCGCCGTTGATTTGGCCAATCCGAGTTCTACCGCCTTAGCTTGCACGGCGGATACTTTGAGGTTCAGGTTGAACCGCTCAGCCGGATCCGCTTCACCGCGCAGCGCGGCGGAGAAAGCCTCCATGGCTTCCTTCGTAGTTCCGCCGTAGGTGGCCGCGAGGTCAGCCGCAATCTTCGTAAGCTCAATGGATTTGGTGGCCGCGAAGTCGAGATCACCCGTCATCCGCTTGAGCTGTCCGCCGATGATTGTGGTGAAGCTGCGGAAATCATTTTCCGATAAGCCGACAGTTTCGGCGGATGTCTTCGCGAAGTCCGATATCTGATCCGAGGCTTCCTTGAAGACAGCTTCCGTGCCGCCTACTGACTGCTGTAGGTTGGATGCCGCCTGAATGGAGGAGTTGACGAACTCCTTAACTTGCTCGGCTGCTTTCTGCAATTGATCGGCGGCAACCACACCCTTCATGGTCTCGCCGGCCGTGGAGACAGCACCCGTTAGCTTCTTCACATTCGCAGTAGCCGAGTCGATGCCCGGTGCGGTCTTGTCGGTGCTCGTGACTGTGATGTCAACGTTATTGGGCACTGTCTACCTCACGTCAGGCTGAAATGTGCATCGGGAGGTCTGACAAATCCGCTGGCGCTGCCTCTTCGGCGAAGCGCTGTTGGATAGACGAAATAGTAGTGGCGTTTTTAGGGTTGGCTCGGACGGTGTTCACCCACGCGGTAACGATCGGAAGCGAGAATGTATAATCCTCGTCAAGGAACGCTTCGAGCGTGGGCGGAATCGGCCGGCCCTCCTCATCCTGATGATTCCAATCGATGATCCGATCAGGGAAGGTCTGGCACAGCGCGGCCAACGCGTCAATGCCTTCCGTCATCAGGTTGTGCAGATCGAAATTGCCGAGTCTGGCAATCTCGAAGAGCTGTTGGTGCGACGCACCCCGACATTCGACGATGAGCCCTTCCAGTTCCTCCCCATGGCTCTCATCGAATGTCAGGGTGTACGTCGTTGAATTTCTCCGGTGGCCTCGCACATCCTGTAGCACGTCAGATCACGTCCACGTCGGGATTTCGCCGTTGGACAGCGACATAGGCACCGTCCATGTGAGTTCGCCACCCGACGCACGGGTGAGCGCGTAGTCCGTCGCGATCATCTCGATTGCCGGCGTAACGCCGAGCGACTGTCCCGAGTGCGCGATGTTGACCTGTCGTCCGCTGTTGAACGTCGGGACCGACGAGAACACATCGTGGCTCTTGTTGGCCGCGTCGTTGAACACGCCGTTGAGCGTCATGGTCATGTCCGCCAGCAACAGCAGCCGCTCGAAGGCGAACTTGTCGATGCCGGTCACGTCCTGAACACCGCGCGGTGTGGCGAACTGGAAGTTTGGAACGTCGTTGCGGATGTCCTGAAGGCTCCCGCTGTCGTCATCGACAGAGAGAGTGGTGAAGCCTAGGCCAGTTTCCTTCGCCATATCAACCCCGGTTGATCAGTGTCGAAATTCCATCCTGGTGCTTTGCGAAGTGATCGACCCAATCTTCGGGCCGATCGAACTGCCGGATCACTCCGTCAGTCCCTCGCCAGTCGCCCGAACGCACAGTGAAGAGCGCCGGACGCTCCAGCGGGAGCTTGTGCCAGACCCGGCGGAAGCATGCCGTGCCGGCCGGGAAGTTGAAGCGGATGAAGCCCTCGGGCGTTGTGGAGGTGGTCACCTTGCCGCGTCGGATTTCGGAGTCATAAACCTTGCGGATCCGTGCCTCACCGTCGCTGCCGGGAGGTGCGTCGTGAGTCCATCCCTGCGCGTATGCCTTGCACTCCACTTCTTCGCACGTAGCCGGACGCCAATGCGTTTCCAGCGGTGCGGTGGCTTCGTAGGTTTGCATGGCACTGACCGGCTATTGCGGTGTGGCACGGTTCACATGCTGAGCAAAGTCTTGCATCAGAACCTCACTGCTGACTTGTTGCGAGTGAAATGCACTGCGAAGTTGGCGACGGTGAATGTTCCCGTTGTGATCACGCGCACGTACCGGCGAACGGTCACGTTGTTCGCCAGAGCCACACGAGCGGCCCCCACGGCGGAGATAGCTCCGAAGGTGGCACCGGCCAAATCCAGCCAGTTGGAGTTATCTGCCGAGTCCTGGATTTTGATCGTGACCGAAGTGCCGGTGAAGGCGAACACGTGAAGCCATTGCTGCGAACCGAAATTGGTTGCCGCCGCCCCATCCAGCGATGCACCGTTGGTCGCTGTCGTATCGGCACGGATGCCGGCCGTGAGCTGCTTACCCCATTCCAGTCCGTACGGGTTGGCCATGGCGGAGAAGGCGAACGGGAAGAGTCCCTCCGCCTCACGGGTGCCGTCGTAGTTGATCTGCTTGGCGAACATCGACGCGGCCGGACTGCCGATGCCGGATCCTCTGAAGTAGCTGAATACTGAGTCCGTACGCGGCAGCGCGGAGAAGGGCACATGAGCCACGGCGGGATCATATTGAGCGATACCCGACATGAAACCGTCGCGCTTGAGCAACACACGCTCAAATGCCTTCTTCTTGATGCTCGTCCATTCGCCGGAGGTACGTGGAGAGCTGATGCTCTGGAGCTGCGTCACGTCGTCGGAAATATCAATTCCGTTGACGTAGAAGTTGTCACCAAGACCTGATTGCTTCATGTCATCCTCTGCTCTGTGGCCATACGTCGTTCACAATGCACGGAATGGTGAGAGTACAGGCGCGATACAGCGCGCGATCCTGCTCCACGTAGCCGAACTCGGCACCGAGGGCTTCGCCGAAGTTCCCAAAGAGATCAACGTTTCGAATAATGCCGCCGAAATCGAAATCATCGTGGTACCTCCGGACGAGGTTGGAAACCGCTTTCAGCATGTTAGGATCAATCATGTCTTGCGGTTCCATCAGCATGCTTGAGTACAGCCGGCACATGAATTGAATCCGCGCGGTGGTCTGCGACAACCCACTCCCGGCCGGTACCGGGCCGATGCTCTGCACCCAGACAGCGGCAGTCATACCCATGCCCGGCTTGGCCTTGGGCTCGTGCTGATTGACCTGATCGAACCATCCGGATGCCTGAACGTCGGACACGACCGCATCGAAGATGGGATCAATCCACGCTTCGCTCTCGTCAGGCGTTGTCATGAATTCAGCTCCCTTATAAATCGTTCTACGATGGGCTGTGCCACCTGAACCTTTTTCTGATCCAATTCACGTCGCGTGATCTGGAAGGTTCGATAACCCTTGAAGCGCGATATCTGATTCCGCGATCCGGTGCCTTCCAGCCACGGACCGTAAATCACGCCGCTGTCGGTAATGAACCACCGATCGGTCTGCCGCTCCTTTTTGATCCGCGATTCGTAGTACCCGGTGGGCTCGCGCAAGACATTACCCAACCGCATCAGCACGAGGAACACGCCGTAATCGGCCACCTCCTCCTTAATTTGCATCAGTAGTCTTGCGATGGTCGCACCGCGAGGCAGCGGCAGGAATATCTTTCCCGTGGCCTTGGCACCGATGGAAATTTCGAAGTTCGGCATTAGACGGCTGCGCTTCGGTACTTGCGCCCAAGAGCCTGAATGGCTTTGTCGCGTGCGTCTTCCAGGCCGGCACCGGTGGCCTCTCGGGCGGTGTTGCCCGATCCGACCACGCGAGCCCATCCGGCCGCGTCCTGTTCCAAACCGTTGACCGCTTCCGCCTTGGTGAAGTCGCGGAGTTGGCTCGGCACGATCCATCGCCGGATTGGTGCATCCGCCGCGTGGGCTGCTGCCGCAGTTCCGAGCATCCCCCGTGCAAGTTGAACACCTGTTTGCGAATAGATCGGAGCCGTTGATGTGTGCGCCGCGAGCGTGGTTCCATCCCACTGTCGGCGTACGCCCAACACATTTCCGATGACATCGACCACGAGCATGCGCTCAACATCGATGACGATGACCTGATTCGGCGCGAACGCGTCACCGCTGGAAACATGCACAGCGTTGCCGGCTGCCG